ATACTGGTTATTGGTTACTGGTATCGGCGCAATTGGTAACCTATTGGTTTTTTCTTGCTTTGCTTTTGGTTTAGCCTGTGCTTTTGGAGGGCGTCCACCACTGGCCCCCACCTCTTTACGCTTACGGCAAAGATTTCGGTAACCTTTGATTTCTTCCTCTACTCGGCCGCAAATCCAGCCATTTTCCGTGAGCACGAAGAACTCGTTCAACACAACATCGACAACTTCTGCCGCAATGCGAATCCTACGACTAACCAATTGGTTATTGTTTGGTATAGGTTGTTCGTCAGTGTAGTAGAGGTCAAGAAGCCTGCGATACGCTAAATCTTCCTCATTAGTGAGATGCGTTGTATTAACCGCATAGTCCTTGATATTAAATCTGTAAAAGTGCATTTTCTATTTTTTCTTCCCAAATTGAAACCTATTTTCCCACCAGACGCTGCGCGTCCGGATCCCGCGACTTTCCAGCCAACGGTCGCAGGCAGCCGAAATTGCCCGGCTGTCGCGCACGGTGAGCCAACCCACGCGGGAATCGCCCTGCACGAGCGAGGGCACGCTCCAGTGGTGGCTGGCATTGTCGTAGCCGTCCATACTCACGCCACGGCCTCCTGAGTGCGCGGAGACATCTCGACAAGCCTCCGCAGGCGGTGGAAGCACGCCAACGTCATCAGCGCATCCTCAAGCGCGTTGTGCGTCTTCCCAGATCGTGAGAACCCGAGCGACGCCGCGATATGGTCTAGAGACAGGCGAGGCTGCCCATCCTTACCCACCGGCAGGGCAAGAGCGTCCGCCTCGTAGGCGAGCCACGCCGCTGCTTGCAGGTCCACCATCTTGCCCATAGGCCAAGTCAGGAAATTGCGAGAAAACGCTGTCCGCAGGAAATCACGGTCAAAGGCGACATTGCAGCCAGCCATCACCGAGAACCGGCGCGTGCCTAGCCACAAGGCGAGGTCTTGCATCACATCCAGCTCGGGCCGCCCGTTTTTTTCCAGAAAATCGAGCGTAAAGCCATTCTTCGCCAGCGCCTCCGGCTCACAAATCCACTCGGCATTCGGCTTAATAATGGCAGTAAAAGCCTCGTTATCGGAGGAATCCACCGCCGCCACGCTCAAAAGCGCATGCTTCGAGGGATCAAATCCCCCCGTCTCTGTGTCGATGACAATCAATCGCGTCTTCATTTCGCCTCCTTCGGGGGATTCGGCAACGGCATCCAATGCAAAACCGCCTCCTCCTCGTGAATGCGATTCCCAAGAACATTGCGCCAGACATCGCCATCAAGGAATCCCGTCCAAACCTCACCACCCAGCGTGTGGATAATGACCGTGTAGCCATCGTCAGGAAGCGTCACTGAAGCATCCCGCCACTCCATCTCCGTGTCCTCTGTGTCCTCTGTGTCCTCTGTGTCCTCTGTGTCCTCTGTGTCCTCTGTGTCCTCTGTGGTTATTTTCATTTTACCTCCCTCGCGTCAGGAACCGAATAAATCTCAACGCAATCTCCGACTTGGCGCGTAAACGCATTCCTTCCATCAGCTTTTGCGCTTTTGCCCAAGGCTTCTGCAATGTCGGCAAAATCCTGCACGGAAACCGGCAGCTTGATCTTTGCCATCACCACCTCCGTGTTCTCTGTGTCCTCTGTGGTCAATTTCATTTTTTCGGGGCCGTTTTTTTTTGCTCAAGAAAACGACGATAAAGCGCAACGCTCACAGCCGCATTTTGATACAAGGTTGTTGTTTTTTTCATAAAGTGCCAATTTGAGGGGAAAATCGTTGTTTAAGAGGCTGCCAGATGTCCCGCTCTCCAGGCATCGCCGGGATCATCTCGCCTGGGCGGTAGAACCGGCTGTCCTTCACGCGCATCAGCGCCACGCGCATCGTTCCCGCCTCGCCCGTAGGAATGTGGACTTGCAGCAGGTAGCGGTTCGGTGTCGGGCGATACACCTTCACCTTCACAGGCTCCGGCGTCACAGCAGCGGCCTCCGCCGCGTTTTTTTTATTTTTTGACTGATCCATAGGTTAGTTAGTTGAAAGCTCCTCAGCGGCCTCCTGCGACGAAGAGGCCCCTTTGCATAAAATTTTCTGCTCACCCAAATCAGTGGGTGTCATAGGGGGGGTGTCCGAAAATCCAGACCCCCTCCCCCCCTCCTGATCGACCCGCCGGGCGTCGGCCTCGACCGGCTGGGCGGCGCTAGTGGCGTCCAAAGTGGCGACCCGCTTGCCGTCTACGTAGGAAGAGCCTTCTGATTCGGTATCAGAGACCGGCTCCGGCTGGCATCCCGATCCGCTCTCGGCACCCACGCCAGGCAGCCCCTTTTGTCCGGACCCGCTCCCGTGTGGACCGGTTACAGGAACCACCTCAGCCTCGAGCACCGGCAGGCTGGCCAGCATCTCAGAGAGTTTGTCCTGGCTAACCTCGACTCGTTCCACGCGGGCGGTGGCCTCTCCACTGAGTAGCTGCATCTTGTCCACCATCACGGCAGCCACGATGGCCGCGTCTTTGGCGCTCTGGATCCCAGGCACAAGCTCGATGGCTCGTTCCACCGAGAGACGGGCAGCCCGACGCACATCCCTCAACAAATCCTTTTTATCCTGCTCTATAGAAAACCCTTCCCGATCTCTTACGGCGCAAACCGTGTTTCGAGATACCCCGAGCGCCCGAGCTTGTGCGGAAATACTCAACCCCTCGGCGCTCATCCGAATTATTGCCTGGTAAGCATCCGGCCGGCGGGCAAGCAGGCGCTCGCCGGTAAACTCTCCGACCCCTTCGAGTTTCTCAGCGCTCAATTCTTCAAAATTAAAAAGAAACGGCGCGGCAGCGTCGGCGGCCTTCATGGATTGCAAAGGGGTGGATTCCATAAAAAACAAAAAAGGCGGCGCTACGTGAGCGACGCGGCCCAAGGTTTGCGACCAGGGCGGAGATACACCGAGCCACCAATGCGGCCCTCCTCAAGCACGCGCTTGATGCTTGACTCAGGAATGAGGATGCGGTCTCCCAGGCGAACATGGGGAAAAGTTCCGTCATAGAGCCTCGACTGAACCGCCGACCTTGACAGACTCAGGAGCTTGCAGAGCTGCGCCGGGCTGTAGTGTTGTTCAATCATTCTCCCATCCTCCAGGCTAACAACGCCAATCCTGCAGCCGGTCCGAGAGAGCAGACCGCTTCCCAGGTCCACGAAATCCAATGAATCGCGTCAGGGGTGTTCATTTGTCCACCTCCACGGAAAACGGCCTGATTCCGAAAATTTCAAAAAAACGCGCCCTCGCAGCCTCCCGGCTCGAGGCCCGCACATAATCGCCGAAGGGACCCCGCAGCGGATCCAGAGCCAGGCACAAAAAAAGGCGGCTCATATCTGGCCTCCTTGTTCACCGACGAATCCCGACTTTGTCGGACACTCAGGGCGCAAAAAACGAAGCAATGCCTCGCGCACAACATCCGAATTGCTACACATCCGCCGCCGTGCCTCATCGGCCAGCAGCCCGCCGAGCGGCTCTGGAAGCCGCGCAGATAGTTTTGTTACTTTGTGATTTGCCTTCATGCGCCGCCGACATTGTCAGACGTTGTCGGGACTGTCAAGTGGGGAAAAATACTTATTTGCAACCCGTCTGTTTATGTCCGACAGTGTCAGTGTGAAATTGAATAAAACTAAAAAAATCGATGTTCGATTAGATCAAGAGCTTTTCGATTTAGTTGATAATTACGCGCAGGCTTCGCGCCTCAGTCGAAGCCAAGTAGTAGAGCGGGCCTTGTTGCAGTTATTCGGGCGGCCCGTGGAAGACAGCCCCATTCATCAGGGAAAAGCGAATCCCCCAGATTCTGTTGGTGTCAAGACCCTGAGAGCGTCAGAGAGTTTCGATTCTACGTCCTCAACAGCTACGACCAAAAGCTCCCACCCGGCTGGATAGGCCAAATTCACAACCTCACCGAACCATGAAAATCCTTATCCCCGGCTGCATTCTCATCGCCGCCTCATTCCTGCCCGCCCTCAATCAATTTCCGCCACCCGGCACCAGCCTACCAGCAGAGCGCACTTGGCACGCCGGATTCGCTTTGATCCTCCTCGGCATCGCTCAGCTATTCCGCGAGCAAATGCCCTCCAACCTCACAAAAAAAGAACGCTTCGTCCTTTCCTGCATGGTTTCCACTTTCATCGGCTGGATCGCCGCGCTCAGTTACCGAGATTTTGAAATCCTGATCATCCTTCCCCTTCTCGGTTACATTTATTTCTTCCCCGAGAAAAAATGAAAACCATGCGCAAAACCGCATTAGCCTTGCTCGCCGTCCTCCTCGCATCTTGCGCCAGCCAGCAACCCGAGACCTACGCCCCGCGAGCCCTACCTGTCGCGGCCCCTATGGAAATCCTCATCGAGACCAGCCCGCCCGGCGGCGTTGTCGATTGGAATGGAAACGTCCTAGGAGCTGCCCCAGTCACCCTAAAAATCCGTCCCGAGCTCAATTTTGCTGGCCACCCGCGCTGGCCAAACACCGGCGCAAACGCTCACATTTTCCGCGCCCGCTGGCCCAACGGAGCCCGCGCTGCCGAGATGTTCATGGACGACGAATTACCTCCCCAACACATCGCCATCATCTGCCCCGAGGCCCGCAATCCCCTCCTCGAAATCATCGCCGCCGAAAATAAAAAGCTCACGCAAAAGAAAACCCCATGACCCGCAATGCCTGATTTTATCAGCCTCCGCGAGTGTCAAGCATTTTCTGAAAAAATATTTTCAAAAAAAAATAAAAATATTTTTTGCACCCTTTTTGAATCTTTATAGATTCAATTTCAAGCGAGCCAACCACGGCCCGCCTCGGTCCAGCGAATCTGGAAAAAATAAAGACCTCGGCCAGGCGAATCCTGGAACAATAAATGAAACTAAAAACCATCCTCGCTGTGACACTCGCCACAGCATCCACCGCCAGCCTCGCGCTTGGCTCGTCGTTCACCCTTATTCACGGCCCCGAAGCGTTCATGCTCGGCCTGACTGGGTTTCTGTTGTTCGGCCTCTCCACCGCAATCCTCAACCGCACCGTTTAAGGAGGACACGACCATGACAATTACACGATTTGCCCGCACCCGCAGCAACGGCGCAGTAAACTACACCAGCCGCAACGGCTCGATCCCACTCGACCAACTCCGCCAGATCGCCCCTTCAGTGTTCGCCGAGCAGGCCCACAACAGCCGGTCCGCCGCTTACAAATACATTCCAACGAGCGAAATCCTCACCGGACTTGCCCGTGAAGGCTTTCGCCCTTACGCCGTCATGCAGGGAGGCAGCCGGGAAGAAGAAAAACGCGGCTTCACAAAGCACCTCTTGCGCCTCCGCCACGACAGCCAGCCCCTCGAGGTCGGCGGCACGCATAACGAAATCGTCCTCATCAACTCCCATGACGGCACCTCCTCATATCGCCTCATGGCCGGTGTTTTCCGCCTCATCTGTGGCAACGGCATGGTTGTGGCCCAAAACCTCATCGACGACATCCGCATCCCCCACAAGGGAAACATCGAGGGCCAAGTCATCGAAGGCTGCATAAGCATCCTCGACCGGCTTCCCGAGGTATCCGAGAGCATCAACGAAATGGCCGCCCTCCGACTTACTCCAGGCGAGCAAACAGCATTTGCCCGCGCCGCCTTGGTTGCCAGGTATGACGACCCCGAGAAGCCCGCACCCGTCAAAGCCGAGCAGATCCTCACCCTCCGCCGCAACGAGGACGCAGCCCCGACCATGTGGAACACATTAAACGCAGTCCAAGAAAACCTCGTCCGTGGCGGCCTTGGCTATGTCCAACGCAACGAAAACGGCCGCCTCGTAGCCCGCCGCCGCACCCGCGAAATCGGAGGCATCGACCAAAACACCAACATCAACCGCGCCCTGTGGGCACTGGCTGAAGAAATGAAGAAACTGAAAACCGCCTAATCTCAACCAGGCGAGGGTCCAATCCCCTCGCCAACTTTCAAAACATGAGCACCACAGCATTAGAAACCTTAAAAAAACCGGACCGGTTCAATCTGGCCGAATTTATTTTTGCTTCTTGTCCAGCTACGGCTGCACGCATAGAGCGGGCCATTGCTTACGCAACCAAAAGAAAACAAGAAACCAGGAAGTCTTATTTTGTCACAGATTTTGGCCATTCCGCCATGGATTGTCCAATGAACCGCGCCGCATACAAGCCCTGCAAAATTATTTTCAAATCATGAGCACCGAACTATTCCCCGAAGCAGAAATGCCCTTCAATCTTATTTCCCAAACCATCGCGGCACCCGTCAAAATCCTTTCCTCTCAGGAAGAGGAAGCCGCCCGCGCCGCCACCGTGCGCGCCGGCGGTTACGAAAACACCCCGTCCCTGTTTGAATCAGCTTTCAAAAGCCTACCAGCATGCCACCAAGAAAGCCCGCAGCACGCCGCCTATGTCGCCCGAGTCGAAGAGCTCGAGGCCGAAGGCTGCGACACCAGCGACGCGCAGGGCATTGCTGATATGGAATTCAGCCGACTATTGACACAACCCAAAAAACCAACCAAACCAAATCAAAAAATGAAAATCACCGACACCAACGAAATCAAAACCGCAAACGCAAAATTTAAACCTTCGGCTGACGGAGCCTACGCAACCTGTCGCAGCCTCCCCGGCCAATACGCTCAGGAAAATCAACAGGAGTGGGCCGAGCGCGGAACCATCGACGGAAAAGACGCAAAGATTTTCTACCTTTTTGAAAACTCCGAGGCAAAGGTGGAAGACGGCGCAGACATGCCTTTTGACGCGGAGCACATTACCCACATCGAAATCGAAGACGAAGCATGACACCCGAGAAGCTCACCCGCGCCGCCTTCGAAATGGAGGCGGCGCTTGCCCGTCTCGACATCGATCCCGGCATCACCACGGCGGCCGAGCTGGCCGCCGACGACGCCGAAATCCTGCCCGCCCTGGTGGATGGCCAGGCGGTAATTACCCCCCCGCCTAATTCCGGCATGTCTGAAGGGCGCGAAATTCAAACCCAAACTCACCCCACCCCATAAAAACTCAACCCGCGCCGGACGATTTCCGGCACCACATCAATGGAAACCTTAAAAATCTACAACGCCCTGGCATTGCTCACCGACACAGCCAAGCTCGTTTTGCGCGACATAGAAAACCCCGCCATCCTCGCCGCCAATTTGGACTTTTTAGCCCAAGCTGTAGCCAGCGCCGAGAAAATCCTGTTAAAACATCCCATCCCATTTAATCAATGACACCCGACATCGAGCCACACGGCAACACCGGCAACCGCAACAACGCCCGCGACCCCGAAGGAGCCGAGAACATGACCGCCAAAATCCTCTTCTTCTGCTACCCCGAAGAAAAATCCGCCTGGGTCCGAGCCGCCAAGCCCGAAAAACTCAGCGCCTGGATACGCCGCCAACTCAACACCGCCACTGGCCGCCCCGAACGGCCCGACCCCGAAGAATGGCGACAAATCCGGAAGTGACAAGTGGCGTCCAAAGTGGCTACCGTAAACATAAACAACTACTAATGAACGCACCAATAGCAAACTACGGATCAGAAGGTTTGAGGTTCGACTCCTCATGGCTGCACTCCCCCTCTTCTCTTAAAGTGGCATCCTTGTGCCGTTTTCCCTCTGTAGCACTCAGAAGATTGCTGTTTATTGGATTTTGAGGGCTTGCAATGTTTGCGGGAATTACTTTGTTTATTACGTCCAAGTGGCGACCCATAGTGGCGACCCGGATGGCGAATTTTACCTTTCTGACTGAGGAAACAATATAATGAGAAAACATGGCGATATTACGGTGGAGTGGCGGGCGGCAAAGAATGCTTGGTATTTCCGCGTGCAGGAGAATGGCAAGCGCGTGGCGAAATCCACTGGCGTGCGGATCCCATCTGCGAGCGGGCGGGCGGCGGCGTTGCTAAAGGCCAAGGCTATCGCTGGGGCGCTGGCGACGGCCGACGATCTTAAAATTGCGGCGGTGGTAAAGCGACCAGGCTTTGCGAAATGCTGGGAGGTTGCCGAGATTTACCGACAGAATGGACCGGCGGCTTCGGTGACGAAGAGTTTGAGTCGCTTTGTTGCCTATGTGCGTGCGGTTACTGGACGGAATGACTGGGAGGAGCAGAGTACTCACTTGGTGCTGACGTCCTCGGCTATGCGAGGATGGATTGCCACGCAGAAAAAGGCGGGGCGCTCGGAAAGCGGGATTCACACGGATGTTCAGACGGTGAAGAGTATCGTGGCTCGAAAAAGATTTTACCTATTTGAAGATTTGAAGCTGCCGGACTTGGCCGATTTTTGGGCAGTGTCGGGGGGCTCGGCGACGACGGAGGGTTATCAGCCTATCGACCGCGAGGCGCTGCGGCGTATGGATCGGGCGGCGAGGATCCCGTTGCGGCGGCGGGACGCTCGGGCTTGGGCAGTTTACTGGCTCATGCGTAAGGCGGGCCTGCGAAATGAGGAGGTGGAGTCTCTCAAGTGGAGCTGGGTGGATTGGCAGCCTGACGGGACGGCTGATCTGGTGCTCATTAAGCGGGATGACTGGCAACCGAAGGGGCGGAGCGGTCGGGTGCCGGTGCGGGCTCGGTTGCTGAGGCTGATTAAGGCGGCGCTGGGGGGCGAGGGCGAATATGTGCTGCCACGGTCCAGCCCGACGGATGCCTACAATGTCACGCACTACGGCATCAATGAATTTGTGAGGCTCTACATTCCCGACGGGGAAAAGGGCGCTTACAACCTGCGTAAAGAATACGGCGCTCAGATTGCGGCGAGGGATGGCATCGAGGTGGCGAGCCGGTTACTGCGGCACAGGGACATCCAGACCACATTTAATCACTACCACAATCTCATTAACCGTCCGAAGCCGCTTTAGCGTTGCTTGTAGTATTCGCTTTCTTGGACGAGGGAGCGGATGGCGCTTTGGGCGCTTGAGCGGTTGCCGAGTTCCATGGAGGTTTCCACTTCGTCCATGGCGTTTCGATAGGCTCGGTTCCACATTCCGAGCTCTTGGTATCTAAATTCTTCGCGCTCGCTGCGTTGTTCGCTGCGGGTTTTAAGGTAGTTGTATTCGGTGCGGAGCCCGTTGACGAAATCTGGCAGCGAGAGGCGCACCTTGGCCATGTCGCGCTCGTCGGCCTGGTTCAGCTTCAGATCGTTTTGGTAAACTCCCCTGTCACTGATCTTGAGAAATTTATTCAGCACCGACCTGACAACTGCAACAATTTATTAAGATTAGTCGCCGCATTTACTGTAGTTACTTGTTCTCCAGCCGCTTGTATAAGCATATCTTTCTTGAGAGCGTTGTAATACTTTGTAGCTTGTGAAGTTAACGGTACTTCCCTTGTTTGGTACATCACATCAGGC